GTCGACCAGGTCTTAATGGAAGACATCGCTCTTCTCAGTCTTTGCGAAGTTCGCAAATACAGCGCCAAGCACAGCAAGCTTGTGACTGTTTCAGGCGCCGTAACTTCTAACAGCGCCCAGTTTGAAATCGTGGAAGACACAGAAGCCGGCAAGCTTGTCAAAATCAACGCTGTTTACGGCAAGCGTGTGGCAAAAGTTCCGCTGTCTGAAGAAGCAGAAGAAGACATGATGTTCGATCCCGAAAATTGGGTCAGAGACAATGTCGGCATCGCAATGTCAGAAAACATCAATCAGGAAATGATCAGCGGCTCCGGCGCAAGCGAATCAACAAAAGGTTTCCTGGCTTATCCGATGGCCTACACACAGGATTCTACTCGCGCCTTCGGCACTATTCAGAAAATCAAATCTGGCCTTTCTGGCGCCTTCCTTGCTCTTAACACAACCACAGGAGTTAATCCTGTTGACCGCCTGAAAGATATGCAGATTGCCCTTAAATCCGTTTATCGCAGAAACGCCCGCTGGCTCATGAACCGCTTCACCGAAGGCGCAATCATGAAACTGAAAGATGCAGACGGCAAGTATCTGATGGAGCCCCGCGTGACTCTGGACAAACCAGCCACCATTCTTGGCTATCCGATTGCCATCGATGATCTTATGCCTGATATCGCGGCCAATAGCCTTTCGCTTTCGTTCGGCGACTTCAAGCGCGGAATTCGCGCCATCCTCAAGCCGGGCATGCGCGTAATTCGCGACGTTTACACCAAAGCGCCGAACACCTATCTGGTATTCAGCAAGCGCTATGGCCTGATGCTTCGCGACTCCAGAGCCATCAAGGTTATGGAATTCGCCGCTGACTAATCGTTAAACTCGCTCCCGGCTTATTTGCCGGGGGCACTTAAATCACCTGGAGGAAAAACATGAAAAAGTTTTCTTTGGTCGTGCTTCTGCTCATCATTTCCCTAATCTCTTTGGTCCTTCCGGCCCCTGCTCCGGCTCAGGACTTGCTCACCAATCTTGACCTTGAGTATGTCATTGTTCCTACTTCTGGCACAACCGACATTACCAGCTCTGCGATCTCGACTGCAAACTATCAGGCCACACTTCTCGCCCTTAGCGTTACCGGAAACGCAACCTGGACCGCGGACGCAAAGATCGATTTTATAATGACTCACGCCGCAACCAGCGGAGGCACTTACTATGCGGTAGAAGCCAGCGACATTCGGGGCGCAACTCCCGACGAAAACGGCGTGATAATGACACTGGACGAGGTCACGGATTCAACCACCAACCTTGGCGAGATCCAGTATAGGGGGCGATGGCCATATTTCAAAATAAAGGCAGACTTCACCGGAGTGGCGACTGATACCCCAACGGTCTCCGTGCTGGCAATTCAAGGCGGGAAGATTATAGCCGGCCCATAAAAAAACCACAGGGCGGGCCAGTCTCGCCCTTTTATCAGAAAGGAAAAGCCGTGTCTATCAAATTCACAAAAAAATACTCATTCGCTCATCGAGGCGTAGAGATCGAAAATTTTGAGCCTGGCCAGATTGTAGAAAATCCGTCCCCGGATCTGGAAAAAACCGCTACCGCTGACGGTGTGATCGAGGTAGCCGGCTCAGCCAAAGACGGAGAAAAAGCCAAGTCGGAGCCCAAAAAAGCGAAGCCCAAAGCCTAACAGGAAAGCATTATGCTGAGATCCAGAATCACAACACAGCCAACAATAGAACCCTTAACCGCTGCCGAAGCTATGGCGCACTGCAGGGAAACAGACACAACTCTCGAATCAAAATTCGAAAGCCTGATCACCTCTGCCCGCGAATACGCAGAAACAGTAACCGGAAGGGCCCTGGCCGTAAAAACGGTCACGGCTGTGTGTGATTTTTTCCCTGCCTCGGGCGTGATCGAACTCCCGATTGTGCCGATTGTTACCCTGACCTCGCTGACCTATAAAAACGAAGATGGCGACGAAACAGACATTTCAAACCGGGTGATCGTAGACGACTACTCAAACCCGCCGAAACTGGTTTTGAAAAAGTCTTCAACCTGGCCAACCGAAACCCTTTACCAGGTAAACCCGATCAAGATCGTTTACCAGGCAGGGGAAACGCCGAGCCACAAAATCAAACAGGCAATGCTGCTTCTGGTCGGCCACTGGTATGAAAACCGCGAAGAAGTGGTCGTCGGTCAGGAATCTTTCACCGTTCCTTTTGATGCAGAAGCTATTTTGCAGCAGGAAAGGCACCCATATACATGAGAGCCGGAAAACTCAGAACATTGCTAACCATTGAACAGCGCACCGACACGCCAGACGGCATGGGCGGCGTGACTTCAACATGGTCAACTGTAGTCCAGGTTTACGGCCGGCAGCTCATCAGGGCCGCCGACTGGTCGTCGATGGAAAAAACCGCAGCCGACCAGGTCGAAAGCTACCGGCGCACCAGATGGGAAACCAGATTTGTGACCGGGATTAAGCCAAAAATGAGACTTAAAACCCCGGCTGACGAATACTACCAGATCGAGGCAGTTTACGACCCCAGTCAAAAAGGCGAGCGACTAGAAATAGTCGCATTCCAGCGCCAGAATGGGGGTTCATAATGGTTCCGAAAGTTGTTGTTAAAGGGCTCGAAAAGCTTGAAAAAAGCATGCAAGAGTTTGACAAAATGATCCACGATGAGTGCCGTGCCGCACTCAAAGCGACAATTAAACAGGTTGCCGCCGACGCAAAAGCCAACGCTCCCAAGGACACTGGCAGCTATCGGAATTCAATCAAGGCAGCTATGTCACGGCGCGGCCTTATCGGCTGGGCTTATGCAGCGAAAGACGCCGAAGCCTCAAAGCGCGGATACCTTGGTCACTTGCTTGAATACGGAACCGTAAAAACTCCAGCTCAACCCCATTTCGGCCCTGCGCTCGATAAGGCGCGAATGACGTTCGGCGCACAGCTCAGAGCCGCAATGCAGCGAGTCCAGCCGAAAGGTGGCTTTTAATGAGACCAGCAAAAAATCCGGGACTATCGGCGGTTCAAAAAGCCCTGTATTTAGCAATTTCAGGCGCTGGCATAACGGTATTCGATGCGGTTTCAGAAAATCAGGCATTTCCGTATGTGACCATCGGCGAGACCAGCACCCTGGACGACTCGGACAAAACGAAACACGCGGACGAACATACAGAAACAATTCACGTCTGGAGCCGGGCAGCGGGCTTTAAGGAATGCAAAGACCTTATAAGCAGCGTCTTAGTAGCTGTATCCGCAATAAACGGCACCACAGACGGCTATCAGATTAGATACCTGGACACCGACCAGGTTTTAACAATGCGCGACCCCGACGGCATAACCCGCCACGGAGTCATCAGAACCAGACTTAAAGTAACACAGGAGTAAAACCATGGGCGAAATCAGAGGCGTAGACGTTCTCATAATGAAAGACGGCTCGGCCATTGCGGGCCAGCGCGACTGCTCCCTGAATATTTCAGGCGACGACATCGACACCAGCGTAAAAACAAATCAGGGCTGGAAAACAAGCCTTACCGGCCTTAAAGGCTGGAGCGTAAACCTTGACTGCGTGAACTACGAAGGCGACGGCTCAGCAAGCCAGCGCGCGATTCGCAAAGCGGCAATCAATAACACCAACCTTGACGTAGTGTTCGCGCTTGGCGACGAGGAAGTTTACCTCGGCGAAGTAGCAATCAGCGGCCTTGATCTGTCCGGCCCAATGAATGATGTTTCAATGAGCTCATTCACACTCAACGGCGCATCAGCTCTAAGTGCGGAATTCGCGCCGGAATTTTCTTCACTGGCACTGACTGGAACTAACACCATTGCAACAATCACATTCGACGAAACCGTTGTTTCTAACGTGGCCGACGATGCAGCCCTTAAAGCCGCCGTTACGTTTGCGGCTGACGGCTCTACCTACGCAGCTCTGGCCGCAGCCGACACAGTAGCAATTACCGACGGCAAGCTTGTTGTGACTTTTAACTCTGCAGTTTCGGGAGCAACCAACAAGATCAAGATTGCAGCAAGTGCGCTCAAAACCACAAACGGCGCAATCCAGACTCAGGCAGTAGAAACCGACGCTTTCGCGGCTGCATAAGCCAGTAGGCAGAATTAACCGACAAGGCCCGGAGCAATCCGGGCTTTAGATAAAAAACAGGAGATTCCACATGAAAAACTTAAAATTCGACATTAACGCATTTGTTCTGGTTGAGCAGATTACCGGCATGTCCATACCTCAACTCATATCCGATAAATCAAACATGGAAAGACTCACCGTTATTCGCGCGCTCTACTGGGCCGGAAGAATTCACGAAAATTCCAAAATCTCACTAACTGAAGCTGGGCTCGAAATGCAGGAACTGGTCAGTGGCGGCACAGACATGATGGCCATCTCCGAAGCACTATCCAAAGCAATCATCGAGAGCGGCATTATCCCAGGCCTCGAAGAAGTCGAGGAACTGGAAGCCGAAAACCCTCCGGCGGCACCGAGCGTAAAAGCCTGACGTTTCGGGAATGGGTAAGAGAGCAGGAATCGTTCGCTTTCGGGGTGATTGGTCTTAAGCCGTGGGAATTCCACGCTTTTACTCCAGGCGAATGGCGCAGACTCTTGAAGGGCTACAAGCAAAAGAAATTAGACGACCGGAAAACAATCTGCTGGGCGCTTGCAAACCTCATGAATGCAGGCGGCCACATGAAGAAACCAGTAAAGATTCAAGATCTAATGGGAACGCCAAAGCGCAAGCCCAAAACAGGCGGGCAAGATCTGGAAGCACTTAAGAAGAGATTTAACAAAGAATAGACAGACAGACAGGCAGACAGACAGGCAAACGGCAAGAAGACAGAGGCATAGACAATGGCAGAAAAACCAGTAGGCAGTTTTTACGTTCAACTGGGGCTTAATACAAAAGAGTTCCGTAAAAACCTAAGAACCTCTCGCCGAGAGCTTAAACAGGCTTTCGGCCCCGAAGCTATGGCAGCATCAAAGGGCCTTGCTCTTGCCATGACCGGCTTGGCTGTCGCAATGACCGGGGTTGCCGCAGCATCAGTCAAACTGGTTGCCAACATGGAGCGCCAGGAAGTCGCGCTTACCCGAATTATGGGCAGCGCAGAAGGCGCAAAGCAGCGACTTAAAGAGCTGCAGGAGTTCGCAGCCGTTACACCTTACACGTTTACTGAGCTTGTCGAATACGAAAAGCAACTCAGAGCGCTTGGTTTTGCGGCTAACGAGGTTCAGCCTACTTTAGTTACACTTGGAGACGCAGCGTCTGGCTTGGGCTTGCAGGCCGACGGCATGAACCGGCTTATAAAAGCTTTCGGCGACATCAGAGCAAAAGGGTATCTGCAAACTCAAGAAATAAGACAGCTTGCAGAGGCTGGTATTCCAGCATTTGAAATATTGGCCGAAAAAATCGGCGTTACGATTCCCGAGGCCATGAAGCTGATTGAATCGCGCTCAATAGATGCCGGAATGGCGATTACCTCGCTTACCGAAGGCATTAACGAACGTTTCGGCGGCATGATGGAACTCCAGGCAGAAACCATGCTCGGAATGTGGTCGACCGTCCGCGACGAAGGCGAAAATACCATGCGCATTTTTGGTGGCATGATAACCAAGTCTGCCGGCCTTAAGTCCTTAATGGAATCCTTAAGAGATGCAGCGCAGAAATTCAGGCGCACTCTTGAGGACAAGGGATTTGCGGAGGCGTTTTCTGGTATTTTTGGAGAAAAAGCCAAGGTTGCAATTGTCGCCACCGCCGGCGCAATTACAGGTATGCTAATTCCGGCGATCAAATCTCTTGCCATAGCCACGGCCGCATCGGTCGGCCCACTGCTTAAACTGGGCGCAGCCTATGGCGCGATAGCTGCCGGGTCTTACCTGGTTATTCAAAAAATCCAAAGCGTTTTAAACAAAGAAGACCCCCTCAAGTCCCTCTCTGTAGACGAGCTTGAGCAGAAAATGGCTAAGCAGCGCGAGGCCTATATAAAAGCCGCGTCGGAGCTGGACAAGCTCAAAAGCCCGGCTAACTCATTTGCAAGATCGAGCAGCGAAACAATCACGACGCAGATCATGGCCGCCGAAGCTCAGGCGCAAGGGGAACTCGCAAGATTGAAGCAAATCGGCGAGGCTCTTGCTGCAGCAAAAGAGCGCCAGCAACAAGACTTTGAAGAAATCAAGAAAGCATTTTCCGGCGCAGCAGAACTGGACATCGTTAAGCCGTTTACGAGCTTTTTCAAAAACTTGTCCAAAAAAGATCCAGTAAAAGTCAAGGTTTCGGCTGTCCCAGAAATAGATACCAGCGCACTCATTAAAGAAGCGGAGTCGACAAGCCGTAGCATTAAAGAGGCCTGGATAAATCAGACACAAGACCGCCTCGCGCAGCTTGAATATCAGTATCAAAAAGAGCGCGAGGTTTTAGACAAATCCAAAGAATTTAACAAGAACTACCGGCGCGACCTGTTTATGCTCGACGAGACTTACTACCAGAAGCGCGTCGAGCTGCAAGAAGAATCAGAACGCAAAGAAGCCGAGGCGATTGTCCGGCAGACAGAGCAGCGCGCGCGAGACTTTGAAGACCAGATCCGCATGGAACAGGAACTGGCAAACGCCAAGTATGAGCGTATCCAGGCAGAAGTAGACGGCTCTGCAGCAGAAATGCAGCTGAGGGAATACAGCCGGCAGGGCGACCTCGAAAGTTACATAGGACACCTGAACGAAGAAAAATCAGCTTACCGCGCCTATCTGGACGGCAAACGCAATTTGATGGAAGCATACAGCCAGTTTCAGCGCGACGCCCACCGCACCAATGCAGACTACGCAGCAGAAGGCTATCGATCCGTTTACTATGGCTTAACAGACGCATTAACCCAGGTTGTTACCGGCACAAAATCGGCGGGCGAGGCGTTTAAGCAGCTTGGCCTGCAGATTGTCCAGATGTTTGTTAAATGGCAAGTTCAGAAGCGCTTGTCCGCAGTTATGGCCCGGTCGATTGAAGCTACTCAAGTCGCATCATCAACAGCAATGGCCGCGACAACAGCAGCAGCGTGGGCGCCAGCCGCCGCAATGGTTGCAGCTGCAACTTTTGGAGCTTCAACAGCATCGGCGGCCGCTGGGCTTGCCGGTTTGTCCGCAATGTCCAAAGCGCTGACAATCCCGGGACTGGCAGACGGCGGAATCGTAACAAAACCAACCTTAGCCATGATTGGCGAGGGCGGCGAGTCGGAGGCTGTTATTCCTCTTTCTAAGCTCAATCAGGTTGGCGGCTCTGGAGATCTGACAATTAACGTAAACAATCAATCCGGCGTGCCAATCACTGCAAAGGCAAGTCAGCGCATGGACGGCGGAAAAACTGTCGTCGAGCTTTTCATTGACGGTTATACCCGCAACGTGGGCGGCATTCAAGACATAATCGGGGGCAGAGCATGAGCGTATATTTTCCAACTATTCAAAACCCATCTATCAGCCTACCGACAACGGTTAAAGATCCCTCGATGAGCTCAGAGCTCGTCAACGGAATGAAGGTCTCCAGAGCAAGATATACCCGAGTCTTGAGAGCGTGGCAGTTGAAATGGAACGGCATGCCCGACAGCGACCTGACCGCCCTGCTTTCGTTTTTCGACTTGGTAAAAGGCGGTGCAGCTTCTTTTCAATGGTCCGACGAGTTCGGCAATAACTACACCGTCAGGTTTGCTGGAGAGATCCAGCACGAATCGGTAACAGACGTTTTATCGTCTGTAAGCCTGAAGCTTGAGGAGGTCTGACCGTGCGAGTAATCAGCAGCGCCGCAATCGCGGAAAAAAACAAAATTGCCACAGATTCAGCCTGGATCGTCCTGCTCGAAATTCAACTTTCCGGCGGCACTCTTTACCTGGCAGCCAACAACGAAGACATCACCTGGAACTCACAGACCTGGCAGGCGTTTCCTTTTGAGCTCGATACAGTTGCAGAAACCGGAAAAGGTGAGATTCCTGCAATAACAGTGAAGGTCTCGAACGTCACTGGCGAGATCCAGCAATACCTTGAAGCTGCAGACGGCGCAAACGGCACCCCGGTCATTATTCGAGTAATCAATTCCA